GATGACAACTACTGCGATTGGGATTCATTACGCTCTCATTTAGCCATAATCAACTCACAGGACAACATATACGGCTGCAACCTAGGTGACTACCAGAATAACTGGATAGGCCGCCTAGGACGCTTATACGGCGAACAAGACACATCCCATAAAACTGCATGGAAACTTGTCGAGTGGTTAATTGACGAGATGAAGCCGATGATTTTGATTGGCGGCAACCATGATATGTGGTCTGGTGCAGGTGATCCCCTTAAATGGCTTGCCAGTCCTCACGCTGTCCTTGAGGATTGGGAAGCCCGCATTGAGTTGCAGTTCCCTAACGGAAGAAACTGTCGCATCCACGCTGCGCACGATATGCCTGGGCACAGCCAATGGAATGCGCTTCATGCGCAAAACAAAATGGCGCGGTTCAAGAGTAACGCTTCGCTGTATATTAGTGGACACAAACACAACTGGGCTTTGGGACAGATCGAACTCGTAGAAGAGGAAGCCACAGCTTGGCTTGCGAGAGCGAGAGGTTACAAATACCACGACACCTATGCGTTCACCAAAGGTTTTGAACAGCAGCGTTTTGGGCAAGCAATCATGCAAGTCATTGACCCGCATAACACTAGCCCTGTTTCATGGGTGCAATGTTTTGCTGATCCACAAGAGGGTGCAGATTATCTTCAATATCGGAGATCGCTTCGGTCGTAACAAGCGCATAGCCAGCAATGTCTAGCCAGCTGTCGAATGAGTAACGCTGCCGCGGCGTTTCTGTGTCTTGTTTAAGACGTGCAATCTTCAGCAACATCATCATGATGCCAACGTCCTGTACGTTGAACTCGACACCTTTGTACTCTGACCAGAAGGCTGCAATGTTTTGCAGGTTTTCTGATGGTGAGCCGTAGTCATTGCCACGATCTTCTACAGTTTCTTCTAGTTTGTTTATGAAGTATTTTCTATTCATCACGATTCCTTGTTTGTTTTTTCATACTCACCTAATGATGACCATCCACCGTTAACTTCTGTCATGCGGGTATAATAGATTCCAACGTCATCATCTGTATCCGCATCATCAGCGAATGCATCAGGCGGCAGGTTATTTTTTATTGGTGCAAATAGTTTGCGTCTTTGCGCTTCATCGTATCCCATAACAGATGACCAGCATCTGTTGTGTGGGTTTCGTGCGGCATATGTTGTTTTGTTTTTCTTCATTGTATGCTCCGATTAAATAGGCGGGGTCATCCCCCGCCTATGTATTGTGTTTAGAATGGCACCTCATCGTTTGTAAGTACCGGCCTTTCAGGCTGCACCGATTGCGGTGTTACCTTGCTTTGCTTTGGTTCGCGTTTAAGCGATAGGTACTTTGTACCCTTGTCGGATTCAGCCCGCCATGCAGCTAGCCGCATGTCGCCATCCATTGGGCCGGAGTATGCTGGTTGCTTATTCTCTGGCGTTGCATCCTCATTCATATAAAGCACACCGACACGCTGATAGACAACAAAAACATCTCTGCCTTCCTTGTCTGTGTCAGTGACAAGGGCTAATGATTTCTTGCCCTCGCCATCCATGTCAATGCTGCCGGTCAGAAGCAGACGTTGCTGCTCCATTGGGGGGAACACAGCCCCCCTGTTGGTATTATCATAGTCCACTAAAATGCCTCCTTACTGGCTGTTGGTTTAACAAACTTAACTTCACGTTGATTACCTTGCGATGCCTGATTGCCATCATCATCTTCTGATGGTAATCCAAACGCGGATTGTAATCCGTACCGCTTTGCGTATGTGATACCACTACCCATTTTCTGTGGGTCTGTTGGATCTTTGGATCTGATTGGTGTGCGCGATACACGCTCTTCACCTGATGGTGCATGTATCAATACAGTGCGAACAAACGTCATGCCTGTTTCGCCATTGAACTCAAAGTCAATCTCTTGTGTGAAGCAGATACCAAACTTGGTAGCCTCATTAGCTGCATCGATGACAGCTTCGAGTGATGCGTAGTTGCTTTTGAAGTGTGGGTTCTTCGAGTCTTTCTTTGCAACAACGGCTAGCTTTTGAAAGGCAAGCAATGCCTCTGCTAAATTTTTTGGTGGTGGTGTAGTCTTGTTTGTCTGTGTCATCATTGTACCTCAGTCTTGATAGTGATGCGACAAGCACCGCGCTTGTCACGTTTGATAGTTAGCAAGTCACAGAACACTTCACGTTCATCATCCATGATCAATGACTTTAACTCTTTCTTGCAAGCCTCATGCTCTTTGGCTTTGGCTATGGTTAATACATAGTCATGCGCTAATGACATAAAGTGATTGTCGTTGTTAGCATCTCTAGCTTTTAAGCCATCGATCTTAACCTGCGACCAATCAATTTTCCATGACGCTACATCATGGCTTGGCTCTGTATTGCTAGTCACCAGCTGCCAGAACTCTTGGCATCTTTTGACAACAACATCAAAGTAATCCTGATCATATTCAACACAACAATAATCAATGTCATTGCCAAAGATGACAGACAGATAGGCTTGATCATGATGAGACAGTGCCATGTATAATTGTATCTGCGGCATGTAAGCATCAAGCATATCGGACATAGAGCGATTGCTGCTAGTGTGCTTGCATTCTAGCAATGATGTCTTGCCCTCTTCTGATGTGACAAAGGCATCAACAGTACCTTTGAATGGCACACCACCAACAACCTTTTTTAGTTCTTGCTGTTGTTGTGATGCTTCATGTCCTGTGTCTTTGCAGAACCAATCAATGTTAAATGGTTCTGTGTATGTGCCAAGCTGCACCTTGAATATGTGGTCAAGGTTATCCGCTTCTTTGATGCCCATTTTAACCTGCCACAACTCATGCCAATCTCCACGCATGATACTGTATAGGTCTGAGCCTCCGATAAATCCTGTTCTAATCATAGTACCTCCTATGTCTACGGCGATGTGGCTTCGCGGTGATTTTGGGTGACACCACATCGCCTATCGACCAGACAAGCCGTCACAAGCCACACCCAAAATATGTTGCATTATTGCACTAAAGCTTAGTGTTTACAACCACTTTATTTATCAAGCCCTGTATATCGATGGGCTTGTTTTGTTTTTCTTTTCGATTGATGAAGTAAAGCAATGAGTAAGGCGGGTCTTGTTTCTTTGACAACTTGTAGTCAAGCACCTTGACCGCATCAGCAATGAAAGAATCAACGCTATAACCAAGCTTCAATATGTCATCAGCAAATTTTTCTTGCCTAAGATTGTGATGAAACTTCTTACGACCAAACCTCTTTTCTACTTCTACTTTATACCTACTACATAAATCCCTATTAGATATATTAATAGGTTCTAGTAGGTTAGTGTCGCTGTGAGCGACAGCGTTGTCGCTGAGAGCGACACGGTAAAGTGTCGATTCAAATGGTCGATTGATTCTAATGATGAGCTTGCTTTCTTCTAGGTAGTTTAGTTTCTTGGCAACGCTAGATCGATGCATGCCTGTGCGCTTGGCGAGTGTGGCTGTTGAGGGCCAACACTCGCCAGCGTCATTAGCATAATCGCATAGCGTCACAAGCAGCCACTTGGCTAGAGGATCATCTATCTCTAGCCGCATAGCATCAGCCATCAAACTAAACATTGTAGTTTTGTTTTGACCACATGACTAATTGCTGTCTGCCAGATTTTCCCTTGCGTTTAGTGCCATCAACAATGACCAAACCCTTTTCTTTAAGTTGTTTGTATCTTGCTGTGACTGTGCTGTATCTAAGGTGAGACATACGATCAAGCACATCATCAGATATGCAGCCATCCGGAAACATATTGATTGCTTGCAGCACTTTCTTTTCCATGCGGTTTACATCCAGCTGATCAGCAGCATCATGGCTTGTGCTTGGATCACCACTGCGGGCTAGCTTATAGGCTGGTGTTGGTAGGTCAGCTTTAGGCAAACCCATAGTCTCAAACAAATCACTCTTCATCATTACCCTCCCTTTCAAACATGGCATCTTGATAATCGTAACCGCGAGTCATGTGAAAGCAATCTTCAAGATTGTCTTTAGCTTTTGCTAACTCATGCGGGATAGACCCATCGCTTATTTGAAAATCATTTTCAGCATAGTCCGTTACAAAACATCTTAGTGCTTTAGTAACTTGAAGCAACGCATCCATTTGTTTGTCAGTTAAATGTTTGCGTAACTCTTTTACTTTAGACAGACGTTTTGCTTCCATTTCTTTTTGGTGCTTTTCCCAATCCATGCGTACCTCCTTGTGTTGCATGTATGCAGTATATAAATAGATGTTGACAGGATCAACCTCTATTGTGCATGATGAGGATGGGGATTGTGGAGATTCCCTTTCATCATGTACCTCTGGCTGGATCGTTTACCTCCCTGCGATCCAGCCAATTATCTTTTCAGCTAATGGATTGCTGGCCTCGATACATATAAAGTTCGGGCCAGTCTTTTGTTTTAACAGATAAATATCTGCTGGCTGCTGGTTGTGTGTTTTGGTTAGGAAACTAAAACCACGCCCTTCAGCTTGGTACTTGGACTCTGCAATCAAAACTCCGTCTTTGGTTTTGACTTGGATGTCTCCACTAAACTCGCCACCCAGCTGTCCCGAGAGAGGCTGCCTTTTCGCTTCGGCCCCGCGAGTTTGGAACCATTCGACCCACCACCTTTCGTGGTAGCTTCCTTTATTGCGCTGAGATGTTCCCATCGTTCTTCCTCATAGCATGATACACACAGCGTAATCTTATTACCTGTGATCACAAACCAGTTAGTTGTTGAATGACAGCAATCGCATACGGCACTGTGTCCGATGCGATCAGGCTTTCTTTTTGATTTCGATCTGCGCATTGAGGGCATCTAGCCAGCATATCAGAAGGAAGTTAGAAGGAACACGTTTATATTGCTCCCACTTATGGACAAGTGATGATGCGCAGCCGATGCGGTCAGCTAATTCTTCTTGTGACCAGCCAAGTTCATTGCGGATTGCGATCAGTCCACTGACAATTGCGTACCAGTTGTCACTAATTGCTTTTGGTTTGTTGTAATGCGTGAAGTCTGATCGCATTCATAACCTTTTGTGCAGTTGACAAACGTAAATCCCCACCAGCTACAGTCCTATAGTATGTGCTGGTAGGGACGTTTGCTTCTCTGAATGCTTTCAATATTGAAATGTTAGCATCAGATGCAGCGTTCAATAGTTGTTCCATATATGTAATCATTGGAACAAACTACTGCACTTATGCGATCATTAGCAATAGGCTAATTAAGCTAGCCTCCAAACCCTGTATCCTTCACGCAGTTTGCGTGTTGTATATCTTATGTTGCGATACCTCATATGATCACGGAATCGCAACGCTTCTTGTTCTGTTTCAAACAGTACACTGTCACCAGCTTCCATTCGATTGACGATATCTGATGCGCTTGGTGGTATCGGAATGTTTTTTTCTATCAACATTACACACCTCTCAATATGGTAGCCCATGC